TCCTCACGTATGCGTGAAGGCTGGGAGCCTGTGAAACATTCAGACCACCCAGAAGTAAATTTACCAGCAGACCCTAACTCAAGATTCAAGGACGGTATAGAGGTTGGTGGACTGCTATTATGTAAAATGCCACAGGAAATGGTAGACCAGAGAAATGAATACTACAGGGATAAAGCCAGAGCTCAAGAACAGGCTGTAGATAACAACCTAATGAGACAGAATGACCCTAGAATGCCGTTATTCTCTGATAAAAAATCTACTACTTCTAAAGGTAAAAGATAATTTTTTTAAGGAGATATTATTATGGCATCAACAGCCGCACCTTACGGTCTAAAACCCGTAAATTTGATTGGTGGACAGCCTTATGCTGGTTCTACTCGTCAAATTAAAATAGCGTCTGGGTATGACACAAACATCTTCAACGGAAGCGTTGTATCTATCGTTACAGCAGGAACACTTGAGATAGTAACCACAGTTGGTTCTAACTCTTCAGTTTTCCCTGCAGGAACAGTAGGAGTATTCGTTGGATGTTCTTATACAGACCCAAACTCAAAACAAAAGGTTTTCGCTCAATATTGGCCAGCAAGCACAGTAGCATCTGATGCTGTCGGCTATGTTGTCGATGACCCTGATGTAGTATTTCAAATACAAGCTGATGCATCTATTGCCCAAGCTGGTCTTGGTGCAAACGCTCCATTAGCTGCAGTACAATCTACATCAACTGGTTCAACTGTGACAGGTAACTCTACAACTGCATTAGATGCAACAGTAGCGACTACTACACAGGCTTTCAGAATTGTTGATTTTGTTGACTCACCAAACTCACAAGTAGGCGATGCGTTTACTGACGTGTTAGTGAAGTTCAATATTGCTCAGCATTCTTACACTAACGCAACAGGTATATAAAGGAGAATAAACAATGGCAATTTCAAGAGCTCAGTTATTAAAAGAGTTGCTCCCAGGCCTTAATGCTTTATTCGGAATGGAATACAGTCGTTATGGAGAAGAGCACACAGAAATCTACGAGTCTGAAACATCAGAACGTAGTTTCGAAGAAGAAACAAAACTATCTGGCTTTGGTCAGGCTCCCGTTAAAGACGAGGGTGCTGCTATCGCTTACGACAATGCTCAAGAAGCGTTCACAGCTAGATATAATCACGAAACCATAGCTTTAGGTTTCTCACTAACAGAAGAAGCTGTAGAGGATAACCTTTACGATACTTTATCTGCGAGATACACAAAAGCTTTAGCACGTTCAATGGCTAACACAAAACAAGTGAAAGCTGCGAACATTCTAAACAATGGTTTCTCTGATGCAAACGGTGGTGATGGCAAAACATTATTTGCTACAGACCATCCATTAGTATCAGGTGGTACAAACAGTAATACTCAATCAACAGCTGCTGACTTAAACGAGTCATCATTAGAAAATGCGGTTATTCAAATAGCTGCTTGGACTGATGAAAGAGGTTTATTGATTGCTGCTAAGCCACGTAAACTAATCATCCCACCAGCGTTACAATTCGTTGCAACAAGATTATTAGAGACTGACCAAAGAGTAGGTACAGCTGATAATGACCTTAACGCATTGAAAAACAATGGTGCAATTCCTGAAGGATATGCAATTAACCACTATCTAACAGATACTGATGCATACTTCTTAACAACAGATGTACCAAATGGTATGAAATACTTTGTAAGAACACCATTAACTACATCTATGGACGGTGATTTCGACACAGGTAATGTAAGATACAAAGCCCGTGAAAGATATTCATTCGGATTCTCCGACCCATTAGGAATGTGGGGCTCACAAGGTGCTTAATAAGCACACTTGAGAGTGTTCAGTTTTTCATAGTTCTGAACACTACTTTGAAAACCCAGCTAATCTCTCGCTGGGTTTTCTTTTTGCTTTTATTTATTCTCAAAATAGGTATAATTTACTTATCGGGAAACATAGAACTTATCTAACTGCCCCCGAACAGACGCATACACGATAGGTAAGTTTTAACTTTGTATGGAGATATAAGATGGCTACATCAACTTTTTCGGGTCCAGTAATATCCAAAAATGGATTTATTAACACAGGACCAGCTAATGTCATAGACGCTGACTCAAGCGTAGCTTTAACAGTCGCTACACATGCAGGCAAAATCGTACATAACGATGCTGCTGGAGCAGTAACTTACACATTACCAGCACTAAATGCAACAGCAGACGGAGCAAGTTCAGGACCAAGTTCTGATATTGACAATCTAAATAACATTGGTGCTACATTCACAATAGTAAACTCAATAACAAAAACTGGAGATTTAGTGGTTCAAGTTGCAAACGCAAATGACGTTATGACTGGTTCAGCGACAATCGTTGACACAGATACAGATGATAACATGGAAGGATTTGTAACAGCAGCTGCATCAGATACTATTACATTAAATGGAAGCACAACAGGTGGTGTAACACACGCTACAATCACATGTACAGCTATCAGTTCAACTAAATGGAGTGTTTCAGTTATCACAGGTGGTACTGGAAACTTAGCTACACCTTTTAGTGCAGCAGTTAGTTAATAGGAGAATAATATGAGCAGTAATGGAGATATATGGGCAGTAACCCCTTCCACAAGTGCTACATACTATAGAGCGGCAGCATCCATATCGGGTGCTGGAGCTCTGACCTTACTTACCGATGACGCAGGCCCTAACGGGGTTGGCTATAAAGTTAGATTTACTTCAGCAGCAGATGACAGTGGAATTACATTCACTATCGTTGGTATTACTGTAGCTGATGCTATAACAGGAAAAGCAACTACAGAAGTCGTTACAGGTGCTGATTCTAGTACAGCTGATTCTAGTAATTTTTTTGCTAAGATTACAAGTATTACAGCTTCAGGTGCTTCAGCAGGTAATGTAAGTATAGGAACAACTGGGTCAATAGCTTTACCTAGAACCCGATTAAAAGGGTTTTATTATCTAGCTAGTGGTTCAGCAGGTAGTGTTAAAATGAACTTAAATAGTAGTTCAGGTACAGAATTGTTAAATATAGCAACACCAGCTAGTGCAACTGGAACACAAGATATGTTCCTTCCTGGCACGGGTATACTAACAACTTCAAACGGTAGTAGTGTTTCAGACTTTGCTGTGATTACTATTACTAATGTTACCAACACTGTGTTATTTTGTGGATAGATAGTTATGGCAACTACTAGAAAAAAGGGTATGGGTATCAAGACTTCAGTCAAGTCTGGTAATTTTAGAAAGACTAAATCTGGAGCAGGTATGACTAAGAAAGGTGTAGCAGCCTATCGTAGAGCCAACCCTGGTAGTAAATTAAAAACAGCAGTAACTGGAAAGGTTAAAAAAGGTTCTAAAGCTGCTAAGAGACGTAAATCATTCTGTGCACGTAGTGCAGGGCAAATGAAGAAGTTTCCTAAAGCAGCAAAGAATCCTAACTCAAGGTTACGTCAAGCTCGTAAGAGATGGAAATGTTAACATGGAAGATAAGGTGCAAGAAACAGTAGCGGTTCATCAAGTTGAAATAGACCATATGAAGAAAGATATAGACCATATCATTTCAAAGGTAGACAAGATGGATACTCAGATAGACCGTATTGAAAAGGCTTTATCTGAATTAAGTGGTGGCCGTAAGGTCGCTTTGTGGATGTTTAGTGGCTTAGGCGTAATTGCTGGGATTGTAGCCACTTGGTTGTTTAAATAAATTACGGAGAAGGATATGAATTACGGTAATAAGGGTAAAACTGGGAAAAAAGTTAAAAAGATGGCTCAAGGTGGTACAGCAGGTGTCGATTATGATAAAACAAAACCATCAGGTGGCGATAAAAGTCTAATTAACGAAGGTATGTTTAGTAAGATTAAAAGAAAAATTAAAAATATAACATCTAGTGCTCCAGCAAGAATGAAAGGTCCTGGTACCGCATATGATAAACTTACAAAGCAAAGAAATGAGATTAGTCGACTTCTTAGAGGTCCAGGACTAACAGCAGCTGAACGCAAAGAACTTAGAACTGCACTAAAAGCTAAAACTACAGCACAATTTGGTTCTAAGAAAGATAAAATTCTTGGAGTCTATGACCAATTTGATAAACAAAAAAGAGAAGACGTAGCTTCTAAACGTAAAGCTGATGATAGAATTAGTGGTAAAGAAGGTTATAAGAAAGTTATAAGTAAAAAAGCTGGTGGCTCTGTCAAGAAAATGAAAGGTGGCGGTATGGCTATGAAATATAAACATGGTGGTACAGTTGGTAAAAGTAAAAGTAAAAAATGTCCTCGTGATGGTATTGCGATGAGAGGAAAAACAAGGGCTTAATTATGATGAAATGCAGAGGTATGGGTAAGATTAAACCAATAGCTTTTAAGAAAGGCGGTAGTACCAAAGATGCGTGTTATCATAAGGTAAAAGCTCAGTATAAAGTTTTTCCTAGTGCTTATGCTTCAGGTGCTATTGCTAAATGTAGAAAGAAAAGAGGCGGTAAAAAGTAGTGGCTGTCCGTAAGACTAAAAAAGGTCTTGCTTTAAAAAGATGGTTTAAGGAAGACTGGAAAGACGTAAGAACAGGCAAAGCCTGTGGTCGTCAAAAAGGTGAGAAACGTGGTACACCTTATTGCAGACCTAGTAAACGAGTGTCAAGTAAAACTCCTAAGACATCAGGAGAGATGACGGCAGCTCAAAAGAAGAAGCGTATTGCTCAAAAGAAAAGACTTGGGCAACCAGCTGGAAAACCACGTAGAGTAGCACCACTTAGACGTAAGAGGAAGAAAACATAATGGTAAAGAAAGTTAAAAAAATGGCTGTTGGTGGAACTGTAGAAAGCAAAAAGTTCTATAAAGGTTATAGGTTGAAAGATGGTAAACCAGTCGTTTTTTCTCGAAAGGGTTTGATTGGCGGTATACAAGCTAGGGAAATAGATGACGCAGAACTATACAAAAAAGCATTGATTAAGCGACATAATGATACAAACTATGAAAATCAATTAATGAAAGCAGTCGGTGAGGCAGGTTTAAAAAAGGTTCTAAAGATGCTAGATAGAGAAATTGATGCTAAAAAAGCAGGTATGGCAGCTACATCTATATACCCATTTGAAAACCCTATTCCAACTTTACAGGGTACTGTACAAGACAAAAAAACTAAGAAAGAAACAGATAAATATTTAAAGAAAAAAAGAGCTAAAGGTAGAAATAAGACTAGAATGAAAAAAGGTGGTGTAGTCAAAGCCCATCGTGGTGATGGAATCGCTAAACGTGGTAGAACAAGAGGAAGGATAGTATAATGAACATAAAAGAGCATAACGCAAAAAAAAGAAAACAAAAAGTCCCTGAAGGATACAAAGCAGGTTACATCAGCAAACCAGGTCAAGAATCAAGGCTTATCTTTACACCTGATAAAGAGAGACCTGAAAAAAGAATGAAAAAAGGTGGTGTAGTCAAAGCCCATCGTGGTGATGGAATTGCTAAACGTGGTAGAACAAGAGGAAGGATAATATAATGGCACAAAATATTGGTAAAAAACGTGGTAAATCGTCAATCAAAACAAGATTGGAACAAGAACGTAAAGCAGGTCGTAAAAACCCTGAAGGTAAAAAAGCATTTCAAAAAGCAGTATCAATAGCTTCTTTAGCTATACCAGGTTCTTTAGGTGTGAAGGCAGCTACTAAGGTAGCTAAGGCAGCTAAGGCAGCTAAAAAGAAGGTAGTTAAAAAAGTTGCTAAAAAGACAAGAGAATTTAATAAAAATTTAGCTGAATCTAATAAAATGGTAGACACGAAGTTAGGTATGAAAGACCAGGTACGTGCTCAAGCAGAGGGAGTTCCTATACGTAAATCATCAGGTGTTTCACGTAAATTAAAACCTTCAGCAAAAGACAAAAGTGTACGTAGTCTTATAAAAAATATAAAAGAATTTAAAAAAAATTATGGAGCTGATAATCTTACTAGATTCATTAGTGGCATTGATAAACCAAAAAAAGGTATGAAAAAAGGTGGTGCAGTAAAGAAAACTAAAGCCCATCGTGGTGATGGAATCGCTAAACGTGGTAGAACAAGAGGAAGGATAATATAGTGGCGACATCAGGAACAACAACGTTTAACTTAGATTTAAACCAATTAGTTGAAGAAGCATTTGAAAGATGTGGCTCTGAGTTACGTACAGGATATGACCTACGTACAGCTCGTAGAAGCCTAAACTTACTTACTGTTGAATGGGCTAACCGAGGAGTTAATCTTTGGACTATTGAAGAAGGTAGTGTATCTCTTACTGAAGGAACTATTACTTATAACTTACCCGCTGACACGATTGATTTGATTGAGCAAGTTATCAGAACAGGCACAGGCACTAATCAACAAGATATTAACATTAATAGAATATCAGCACCTACTTATGGAACAATACCTAATAAGAATGCAACAGGTAGACCCGTTCAGGTATGGATAAATAGACAGGCAGCACAACCGATTATAAACGTATGGCCTACTCCAGAGGATAATAGCTATACATTTGTATATTGGGCATTGAAGAGAATTGAAGATGCAGGCACAGGTGTTACTACACAAGATATACCATTTAGGTTTTTACCTTGCTTAGTTGCAGGACTTGCGTTTTATTTAAGCTTAAAATTACCTGAAGCAGGTGATAGAACTCAGTTTTTAAAACAAGAGTATGAAGAGCAGTGGTTATTAGCTTCAACTGAAGATAGAGATAAGGCCACACTCAGAATTGCTCCACGTAGACAACACATATAGGAGAGAAGATGGCAGCTAAAGATATAACAGGAGATGGTAAATTTACTAAAAAAGACCTTTTGAGAATGAGAGGTGTACCTGGATTTAAAAAAGGTGGTGCAACTAAAAAGAAAGCTACTAAGAAAAAAACTTTTAAAGCTCATAATATGTACAATCCTAAGACAGGTAAAGCTGTTAAGGCTGATTCTTATGCTAAGCATTTGGCGTTGAAGAAAAAAGGCTACGGTCATAGTAAACCAAGGAAGAAAAAATGAGTAGTAAGTACGCTTCAGCAAAACATACGATTGCCGAGTGCGACAGATGTGGCTTTCAATATAAGTTAAAGGAACTAAAAGACTTATTTATTAGAACCACAGAAACCAATATAAAAGTTTGTAAGGAGTGTTGGGAGCCAGACCATCCACAGAATATGCAAGGTATGTATCCTGTAGATGACCCACAAGCTGTTAAAGACCCTAGACCAGACTTGAATCTGGTTGAACAAAGGAATTATCAGTATGGGTTTGACCCAGTAGGACTCAATAATCCTTTAGAATTAGAAGGGTTAGTAGATGATTTAAAAGGTGCTGGTCAATTAGGGTCAGTTACAGTAACAACAACTTAGGAGTAAATGATGAACAAAGATAGAAAAGGAGCTAAAGTAACTTATAAGCAACCTGAAAATGTTGCTACACCTAATACAGGTGGTTATCCTGATAAGGATGTAAAGACTGAAGGTGTGGTTACTCGTGGTAATGGAGCAGCTACAAAAGGAACTAAAGCTAGAGGACCAATGGCATAATGAATTATACTGAGCTAGTAGCAGCAATTAAATCGTACACAGAGAATGATTATAGTACGACTGATGTTAATACTTTTATTCAAAATGCAGAACAACGCATATATAACACAGTACAAATACCTGACCTACGTAAAAACGTAGAAGGCACTATGTCATCAGGCAATAAGTATTTTGCTTTACCTAGTGATTGGCTATCTACATTTAGCATTGCTGTTATAAATAGTAGTAATGAATATGCTTATCTTTTAAATAAAGATGTTAATTTTATTAGAGAAGCATTCCCTGATACCGATTCAGGTTTTTATGCACAGCCAGAGTATTATGGTATATTTGATGATAATACAATGATATTAGGACCAACACCAGATGCTAATTACAGTGCTGAGTTACATTATTACTATTATCCAGAAAGTATTGTTACTGCTGGTAATACTTGGTTGGGGGATAACTTTGACACTGCATTGTTTTATGGTGCATTACTGGAAGCAGCTGCGTTTATGAAAGAAGAGCCAGATGTTGTAACTCAGTATTCAGCCAAGTATAATGAGTCCATGCAGTTATTGACAAACTTAGGTGATGGTAAAAATAGACGTGATGCTTATAGAAGCGGACAAGAAAGGATACCCGTAAGAAATGGATAACAGAGCAGAATTAGTACAAGGTGTTGATTATGATGTAATTACTACATCAGATGGAGGGATGACACCAGAGCAAGTAGCAGAGTTGTGTCTTGCTAAAATAATTTATGTAGGTGATGAAGCTAACCCTTTATTAAAAGAACAAGCTTTAGCTTACAAAGATAGCATTAGACAAGTTCTAGTGTTTTATATGAAACAGGCTATTAAGTCTAATCATACAACTATAGCGAATAAACTGCATAAAGCAGGGCATTCAGAATTAACTAAACTTTTGGAGATATAAAATGGCAATTTCTCAAGCAATGTGTACTTCATTTAAAGTTGAGTTGTTGAACGGTATTCACGCATTTGGCACAACAGTAGCTCGTGGTGACACATCTGCTGATAGTTTTAAATTAGCATTATACACTTCATCAGCTTCTTTAGGTGCTGGTACTACAGCATATACAACTTCTAACGAAGTTTCAGGGACAGGATATACAGCAGCAGGTGCAGCACTTACCGCTGTCGCTCCTACATCATCTGGAACTACAGCGTTTTTAGATTTTAACGATTTAACTTTTTCATCATCAACTATTACAGCTCGTGGTGCTTTAATATATAACGACACACAAAGTGATAAAGCTGTAGCAGTATTAGATTTTGGTGGAGATAAAACATCTACAGCAGGTGATTTTACAGTGGTATTCCCTGCAGCTGATGCTACAAATGCTATCATACGTATAGCTTAAATGTATGAACTGATGGAGCGTTTATTTTTTATAACTATAGTTGTAATAATTTTTGTACACACAGCTACAATACACGCTGCAGATACAACCATACGTTATAAAGACCAACCACCACCATCAGCCATAGCACCATCGTTGTCTATTGGTAGTGGTAGTGATGTTTGCATAGTGGTAAGAACAGGAGCGATTGGTACAGGAATATTCTCTGGTTCTTTTGCAACTCACGTAATTGATAAAAATTGTGAAAGGATAAAACTTTCTCGTAGTCTTGCTCAACTTGGACTCAAGGTATCAGCTACAAGTATCTTATGCCAAGACGATAGAGTTTTTACAGCCATGCTTGCTGCAGGAAGCCCGTGTCCTATAGATGGATTAGTGGGTAAAGAAGCTAAAGCTAAATATTTAGAACTAGGAATTATAGATGAAAACAATAATATCGTGGGCTCTCGTGGTCGTATTCATGTCCATATTAACAGCTCGGGCAGAAACCACTACGGACAACCTACTAAATAACCCAGATTTTACTACTGATACCAGTGGTTGGGAACTCTCAGACAGTAATCAAGATAAGGTTAAAAGAGACCCTGCAACTTATTCTGGTTCCGCATCTAAGAGTGTAAGGTTTAGATATCAAGGTGGCAACATAAGTCAAGATGTAGACATATCAGGTGTATCTGAAAATCACTTAATAAAAGAAATTAATATGAATTTTGAATCTATTGGTTGTGGTAATACAGGAGGTCAATGGTGTACTGCTGGTGCAGATGACACAGTGGTATCAACCATTACACTATCAACTGAATCAACAGCAGAAGTGTTATCAGAAACTATAGCTGTGCCCTATGAAGATGGATGGGAAAGTTATTCTTTTACTAAAGAGGTGACAGGTGATTTTAATACAGACGATACGTCATTAAATCTAACCATTACAGGTAATGATACAGGTAACTCTAGTAATTGGTGGGGCCCTATTATTGATAATCTAAGTTTATCTTTAACCATAGAAGAGTATGTGGCTCCTATAGTAGTTGAACCTGTAGTAGTTGAACCAATAATTGAACCTTTAGTAGTTGAACCTATTGTGGTCATTGAGGAAACTCTTATTGAAGGTTTAAGTTTGGACACAGAGATTGTTAATGATGTAATATTACAACCTGTAGCTATTGAAGTACCTACATTACCTGATTTACCAGATTTACCTGAGGTTAGTGAGATATCTCCTGAAGTTCCTGAGGTATCTATGAATATTGAAGTGCCAGAGATTTCTGTAGATATTCCTGAGATACCTGTAGAAGTTCCTGAGATTGAGGTGGTTGAGGAGATTCAAGAAATTGAGGTTAGCGAGCCTGTGGTTGAAGAAATCGCTGAAGTTGAGTTAGAGACTCCAGAAGAATTAAAAGAACAAAATATGGAAGAGGACATGAAGGAGAGCCAAAATGAAGCAGAACAAACGGCAGAATCAGAGGTTGAAGGAAATGAAAACAGCGAGTTATCAGACTCCAGTGAAGCCGAAGTCAAAAGTGACGAAAGTAAAGTCGTCAAAAAAAGTAAATCTAAAGACAGCAAAAGTAAAAAGAAAAATGGTGCTAAAGAGCAAACAGCCAAAAACACCTCTAATAAAACAACTAAAAATAACAAGCCAAAAGTTGTGGCTAAAGTTAAAAAGCCTACTACAAACGCTGATAAATTAGGACAGATAAATATTACAACAATGGTTTATTTGCAAGTAATACCGCAAACAATTACAATACAAGAAACAGTGTCATTGACACAGGAGATGATATATGAGCAAGACATTGGTGCTCTCGCCAGCAGTGATGCTTACGATAGTCTTATCGGTAGTGCCAGCAGCAGGTGGGTTCGTATGGTGGATGTCAGACCTAAGCACACGTTTAGTGGCTATGGAAGGTAGTTTAGCCAGTAGTGATACGGGTACATTAAATGACAGACTAACTCAAGCAGAAGAACGAGTACAGTTCAACAGTGATAACATTGATGATGTTTGGGAAAGTTTTGAGAAAATGGATACAGAAATGGGAGATATGGAAGATAAACTCTCTGCTTGGATGGAAAGAGAACTATCTAAAGTTTACGATATTATTAATGACAACCCATTAGGAAACTAATATGGCAGATGTAAGAATACCTTTTGGAGGTTGGGGACGCTCTACTTGGGGCTCTCAAGCTTGGAACGAAGGTACCTTAAATGTTACTGGAACTACAGCTTTAGGAACTGTTGCTGTATCAATAGACCACTCTATAGCTGTTACAGGTAATCAAGGCACAAGTGCAGTGGGTTCAGTATCAGTCACTCAAGGTGCAGGAGTTAACGTATCAGTTACAGGTCCTGGTGCTACTTCCGCTTTAGGTTCAGAATCAGTTACAGCAGAAGCGAATGTTACAGTTACAGGTTTAGCAGGAACAAGTGCTTTAGGTACTGTAACACAACAAACTAATAATTCTGTTGCAGTAACAGGAGTAGCAGCTACCACAGGTCTTGGAAGTTCAAGTCAAACAGGAGGAGCTACAGTTTCTCTTACAGGTGTTAGCGGCACTTGTGAAACAAACGGATTTACATTAGTATGGGGCTTAATAGATACATCTCAAACACCAAATTGGACAGATATAGCAGCATGATAATTGAAGCAAAAAAATTAGATGATGGTATAATACAATGTAAATATGAAGTACATCTAGAATGTTCTAATTGTGGAATGAGTGTAGATGCAGAGGAATATAAATCAGGGACTTGCTCAGATTGTGGTGCCACGTGGAATGGAAAGCGACATACCAAAATTCACGTTACAAGTGTTCCATTAGCAGGTAAATCAAGCTAATAGGAGAAAGAAATGGCTAGTTCATATTCAGACTTAAAAATTGAATTAATTAATACAGGTGAGCAATCAGGTAGTTGGGGTACAACTACTAATACTAATTTAGGAACAGCAATAGAAGAAGCTATAGTAGGTACTGTTGATGTAGCTTTCTCAAG